AACCTCGGCAAAAACCTCTGACACCAGCATGGCTTACTTACTCGGCCTGTGGTCGTAGGCGTACCGCTTCACCTCGCGCTCATGCCATTCGCCGTTGATATACTCAGCATGAGTTTCCTTGGCGTTCTCCAGGACGTTGTATACAGCACGGGGAACGGTAACCCACTGCTCACGAGGAATGAGCCAGGGCTTGGCGAGAACGGACACAAATACGGCATCCTGGCCGTTGGGTCCTTCCTGGTTGTAGATGAAGATATCGACCATATCCGACTTGGCCTTGGACTTCTCCACGGCCACATTGTCGCTCTCGGCCTCTTTGGCCTTGATGGCCTCGATAAGGTCCTGGCGTTCCATGTCCTCGGGGTCCAGGATTCCGAGCTGGTCCGCGTATTCGATGAGGACCTCATTCTTCATGGTGTAATAATTAGCCATTATTCTCCTCCACTTTGGTGGATTTTCTTATGTTTACTCTCTACCCAATTGGATAAAAAAACCCCTGGGACCCCGGCACTCCGGATACTGGCCCCAGGGGGATTATTGATTAGAGAGTGCAAGCAACCTCGGCGCGGTACATCCAAGCGTCATTCAGGATGACGGCGGTGTGATACGCCTTCCAGCCCACATAGCCACGCTGGGCCAGGGGGTCGGAATCGGAGGGCTTGGGGTTGACCACGATGGGCTTGAGCCCCGACTTACCCTTGATGCTCACGATGCCGTAAGCGTCACGGGCAAAGTACAGGATGGGGTAGACGTTGACGTTGGAACCGTCATTTTCCACCGCTGTATTGGCCGCGCCAGCGCCTTCCCAGGGCACCAGGACCTGGGAGCCGATGTAGCGCACATTGCCGACTTTGCCGATTTCCGAGGGGTACGGGGTAATGCCCGAATACCGCTCAACGGGCACGAAGCCCTCCATATTGGAGATGTCAGTCTCCAGGTCGGTATGGCAGACCGCGATGTACGCAGGAGCGATGGGCTCCGAGTTGAAGTCGGGGGTGGTGTTCATAACCGAGGTGATGGGACGGGCATTCTGGCGCTTCATCAGCTTGGTGATGCGGCGCTGGAGGCCGATGCTCACAGGGTCCACAACTTCGGAGCGCTGGGTGGCAGTACCGGAATACTCCACAGCGGTGCCAGCCTTGAGCTTGTTGAAACGCACGGTCTCAATCATCTCAGCGGCTTGCTCACCGAGGATATCAGTGGCCTCCTTGAGAACCGGGTCCTCATGCAGGTCCATGACCACGTCAGTAATCTGAACGAGGTCACCGTACTGCTTCACAGTAGCGGGCACGTCCGTCTTGGTGAGCTGTTTCGCGGCAGGGGTCACGCCCTCGGTCAGCTCGTTTGGAGTGGCCGGAAGAGAGTTGTAGCGCCGGAAGGTAACCGAGTCGCTCCGCTTCTTGGGCATGGGCTTGGCCTGTCCGAACTTCTCCAGGACCAGGAAGGGCTCACCACGGGTGAGGAGCTGTACCGAAGCCCACGCGGCAGTACGCGGGGAAATATCGCCGTATGCAGTCTGAGGCATTTTTTATCTCCTACATGCCCCTACTTAGCGAAGTGGTCGAAGGCATTGGCAAAGTCATCCTTACGGATACCCTTGCTGGGTTTCGGGCCACCAGAGCGGCCCTTGACGGCCTGGGCGGCGGCAACCTGCTTCTTCCTCTTCTGTGAGGGGGCTTGATGTTCTTCTTCTTCAGGCTCGGCTTTTGCGGCCTGGGTCTTTCCAGTGTCAGCCTTGAACCTGTCGAGCAGTTCAATGACTTCCTCGGTGGAGCCCTCCTGGCGAACTCGCAGATAGTTCCGCTGGTCAATTCGCGGGAGTGAACCAATCCACTCGTCAATCTCGCCAGACACGGCGAGGTCCTTGAAGTCAGGGTGTTTCTCCCCAATGGCCTTGAAGTGACGCTCAGCGGTCATCTCCTGGACCTGCTCGGCAGTGGGAGCGAGTTGCTCATTCTGGAACTGGGACAGAGCGTCCTGCACCTGTTGGGTGATGAGCTTCTGGACCGGGTCCGCGATGTCGGGAAATTCCTCCAGGAAGGCCGTGAGAGCTTCGTCAGCCTCTTCGGTTTCTTCCCTGCTGGACCTGTTGCCCTGGCCCTGGGACCCCTCTCGGAGATTATCCAATTGACCTTTTAGCTCATCCCAGCGCTCTTTCTCGACCCGGAACCTGCCTTCCAGGCTCTTGAATCTCTGCTGTTCCTTTTCATAGAGCGACTTGTAGTCGGGCTCCTCTTCATCCTGGCTGTCCTGGTCGGACTCACTCGAATCCTCTTCTTCGTCAGAGTCATCGGTGTCGTCCTCGGCAGGGGCCTCCTCACCCGACTCGGCCTCCTCCTCGGAATCCTGGTCTTCAGGCTCCTCGGTTTCAGCCTCGACTTCCTCCTCATCATCGGGGAGGTCGTCTTCGGGACCCTCGGCAGGGTCCGCTTTCAAAAAACTGTCAAATTCTTCGCCGTAATCAGACTCTCTGTTGTCTCTGGGCATTTAATCTCCGTTGTGGGGGCGGTGGCCGCTATCCCGATACAGATTGAAAGTTGCTTGACAGGATGGCTTAGTAACCACCCTTGTATCTCCGTTCCACTCCACTTTCTTTCTCGCGGTTTAATAGAGCCCGAAAGTTTATCAGGGCCTTCACGGCCCCCTGCTCTGCCGGGAAATCTTCAACCGCGACTGTTACGAGCTTCTCTGTTCTTTCTTGAATGATACTATCAAGCAATTTCAGGATGAGTTGACCATCGTGTCCTCTGGATACACGTTGGCAATCCTGGACAAGTTCTGACTTAGGAACCATTTGATTGCCCCATATTGCCCAGGACTATCTTTGGGTCCACACCCTGGAGCAAGTCCATGTAGATTTGCTCCAAGGGAACACCTTGTTGCTGGGAATCCTTGATGACCTCCTGAACCCTGGCGGCTTCCTGCGTAGCAGTCTGCTCCATCTGCATCTGCTGTACTTCTTCCTCGGTGCGGAGGTAATTGCTGTTGAGGTCAAAGTATTTCAGTACATCACGCCACATCTCGGAGCGCTTAAACAAAGGCGCATCCATCGGGTTGGCCGTTCCTTGCATGAGCTGAGAAAGCCTTTCTGTGTGGACTTCTTTCGCAACAAGCGAAGAAGAGCCGAGAGCCTCAATGGACATATCGCCCTTAATTGCAGGGTCATCATTGAACTGCATATTCCAGTGGTACATATTCGTGATAAACGGCTTGGTTACGCCGTCATCAAAGTGTCGAACTTGGTCCTTGAGCATGATATTGGCGGCACCAAACATCATACTCAGCCCGCTTGCAGTCCTGCCAGCTCCCGCTGTAGAGCCTTGGGCCTGACCTTGCAGGTATCGCGGAATGGCTGTGGTTTCGTCCGCATACCGGGAAAACAGCTCGGCAAGCTGGAGGTATTCCTGGGTGTGAGAATTGACGCTGTAGCTTCGCACGGCAGGGGCATTCGCGGTCACGCCATCGCCGTGGCGCATGAACACCCGGAAGGGGTGGATATCGGTGGGGTCCTCATCGTCAGCCAGGAGGTCCAGGTTGACCTCAAAGATGGGACCAGCACAGATAGCCGAGTTGTCCAGCATCTGGCGCACCGAGGAGTTGAAAAGCTGTTGGGTATCGCGCATGACGGAGGCGATTCCCTCACCAAAGAACGAGGTCTCGTCCTTGTCGTAGAAGTAAAAGTAATAGGGGTATTCCACGCCCTCGATGGGGGCCGGGACAGCCTTGATAACCACGTCCCCCAGAAGCCACACATTGGCGAACACCTCGCCCGTCAGCTCCTCCTCGTCCTCTTCCTCCCCAGGCTCCAGCACCCCGGCATCGCGGAGCAAGTCGGCATCCGCATACCCCCAGAACTCCGTCAGCTCATATCGCTTCCGGTTGTCCTGGATGAGGCCCGAATCATCATCCCCCATGGTCATCAGCTCGGTCTCAAAGGTCTCCTTTTCAGCATTGCCGTCAGGGAAAGCCTTGATGTATTTCTTGATGGCCTTCGTATTGAAGTCAGGCCGCTTCGCCAGGGCCACGAGGTCAGCCCGAGAATATGAGTACCGCTGAAAGATGTACTGAGCATCCTCCATGGTGTCGGCTTGCATATCCGGGTAAATGTCCCAGACAGGGACGAACTCGATGTACGGAGAGAGCTTCTCCAGTTCCACAAGCGCAGAGTCATTGCCCTGGGAGAACCAACGCTTGGATGAGGTCCGATTAATCAAGGGACCCTTCAATACCCCGGTGCCATACAGGTTGCCGGAGTGAATGACTCCCCTCATAGTCTCGCGGTACTTGATATTGACTAGCTGGTCCTCGATAGCCGTCTTCATGGCTTCAGCCCGAGCCTCGGCATCCTGGTGGATGAACTGCTTAACCTGCTCGGGGTCCACGCTCTCCACCCCCTGGGCCATGAGTTGCTCCTGAATGGACC